GATATACCGGCCGCAACTAATTGTACTACATATGATCTATTAAATGAAGGACTAGCACCAGCTCAATATAGTTATTATAACTGTGAAGGCCAATTTATTACTTCACAATTAGGAGGCGCTGCACAGATTACTATTTGTGCCCAAACCAATTCGGTATTACATGATCCTATAATTTCGGTAACAGCAGGTGCTGCTTGTTAATAGCAAATTCAACATACAAATAATTTATATTTAAAGATATGGCAGAAGAAGTTAAAATAATATTTGAGATCGAAGGTATACAACAAAGTGTATCTTCGGTCGAAGAATTACAGGCAGCACTTAAAGGCATTGACACACAAGCCAAAAAGACTGAGAAGAGTGTAGAGGATGTTGCCGATGCAGCTAAAGACATGGGTAAGAAATCTGAAGACGCTGGTAAAGCGGGTGAAGGTGCTCTTAAAGTCATGGACGAGGCTACTGGTGGACTTGCTACCAAAGTAAAAGAAGTTGGTGGTGGATTACTCAATATGGGTAAAGCCGCAGTCTCTAGTTTTAAATCTGCTGTAATGGGTGCTAATGCCATGGGTAAAGCCTTGATCGCAACAGGTATTGGAGCGATAGTAGTTGCTTTAGGCTTAATGGTTGCCTATTGGGATGACATCGTTGGTGCTATCTCAGGAGTTTCATCAGAACAAAAACAATTATTAGAGGATACTCAAGCAGAAGCTGAAGCCAGACAAGATGCATTGAGCGCTACTGAGGCATCTGAGAACTCATTAAAACTACAAGGTAAGTCAGAAAGAGAGATCAGAGACCTTAAAATCCAACAAACTGATGAGATTATAGCTGCTACTGAGCAAGTCTTAATGCAACAAAGAGAACAGGCTATCGCACAAGAAGAAGCGATGCAAAGAAACAAGACTATTGCACAAAATGTAATCCGTTTCTTGACAATGCCTATTACTATGTTATTAGCAACTGTAGATGCTATGACTGCTGCTATTTCTAAAATACCTGGTATTGACATTGCTACTAACCTTGAAGAAGGTTTTAGTGGTGGATTGGCTAATATGTTATTTGATCCTGAAGAAACTGCAGCAGCGGGAGCTGAAACAGTAGCAGAGACTGAAAGACAATTAGCAGCTCTTAAAAACAAGAGAGATGGTTATAAATTACAAAACCAAGCTGAAGAAAAGAAAGCAAGAGAAGACAAACTGGCTGCTGATAAAGCTGCAGCTGATGAGGCTGCTGATTATGAGGCTAAAAAAGCACAAGAATTAGCAGATCTAAAGAAACAGATTAGAGACGCTGAAGCAAACACAGAAGCTGAACAGAGAGCCAAAGCACTTGAAGATCTAGACATATACTATGAGCAACTAATCTTAAAAGCACAAGAACAAGGTATACTAACAGATGCGTTAGAAGCGAGTCGATTAGAGTCGATGAATGCACTAAGACAAAAGTATGCTGATGAGGATCAAGCCAGAATTGATGCTGCTAAACAGGCTGCAAAAGACAAGGCTGATTACGAAAAACAATTAGAAAACGATGTTGCTAATACTAAAATGGCTGTTGCTGGTGCTGCATTTGATACTATTAGTCAAATCGCGGGAGAGGCCTCAGTCCTAGGAAAAGCTTCCGCGGTAGCTAGCGCGACTATGAACACATATCAAGCGGCTACTAATGCATTAGCAAATACTCCTGCGCCACCTCCATTTCCACAAATTGCGGCTGGTGTTGCTATTGCATCTGGTTTACTAAATGTTAAAAAGATTTTATCAACTAAAACTCCAGAAGGTGGTGGAGGTGGAGGTGCTACACCAACTGCACCTGCCATGCCAAGTGGACCAGTATTTGATCCCAACGCTGCACTGAATGCCGCCTCTGCAAACCAAACAGGTGGAGGTGGTATTACACTAGGAGAACAACAAGGTTCGACTGGGGCTACGGTGGTCAAAGCCTACGTGGTTAGTAGTGACATGTCATCACAACAAGAAAAAGATAAAAAAATAAATGATCTAGCGAGATTATAATAAATTAGATAAATACATTATGAGTCAAATTAACAAAATAGTAGAACTTCAAATAGAAGTAGACGGTTACGAAGAAGAGTTCGAAGACGTTGGAATTGAAATCATGTCACTTGTGGAAGAACCTGCAATTGGTGTACATTGGGCTGCATTTGCCGCTCAACATCTTTTTGTAGATGCAATTGCAGGAGAATCTGAATCAGACTATCTAGGTCGTTGTATTCCTAAATTAATTGGAGAGGGTTATGATGAAGATCAAGCTGCTGCTATTTGTTACGCTGGGTTTGGTTTAGAATTAAATCCAGATAAAGAAATGATAGATGGTGTTATTGATTTATTAGTAAAAGTTGAAGACTTAGAGAATCGTATGAAGATGGCACATGATGTCATTAGAGATTTTGGTGAAGAAGGTATACGTTTTGACATTAATGACTTTATGAGAAGAATTGGATTTGACTCATATGATGTAAACACAGATAGCTTACCTACGTATGTAGACGAAACAAGCGATCTTAAAAAGCGGGAAGACATCTATCTAAATGCTATTTTAGAGATGGCATCCCAGAAGGGTTTTGGTGAAGTCTTAGACATCGAAGCAACCACATATGTAAACCTAAAGAAATCTAATTTCGAGACGATAGGTGACTACCTAAGAGCCATAGATGCAATAGATACACTAACTCAGATCTCTGATAGCGCTGCACAACAAGTACCTGAACCAAGTTACAGATATACCGGTCCATTACAAGCAAATTCCAGAGACTTTTGTAGAGCGATGATTGGACTTGGTAAGATTTATACTAAAACCGAAATTGATGGAATGTCTAGAATTCCTTTCCAACCAGGAATGGGACCAGGTGGTACTAACACCTATAATATATTTAATTATAAAGGCGGAGTTAACTGCCAACATTATTGGGAACAATTAAGAGTATTCAGGGGAGCTGGTGGTAGAAATGTAGTTATTTCTGAGGGACCTGCTACTGGAGATGCTGGTGAAATAGCAAGCTCAAGTAATAATGAGTGGAGAATGTCTTCTCTTAAAAAAGAATGGGCATTCGCAGAAGATGATGACAAGAGAGTTATCACTGGACCTGCAATGAAAGCCTTTCAATTAATTCCAAGAAGAGATGAAGCAGGTAATCTATTTCATGTATACTTCACTGAAGAGACTATTAAAAAATTATCTGAGAAGTTCTTAAAAGAACACAAACAACATATGACTGATGTAGATCACTCAATGGAAGCCACAGAAGAAAACAATCTAATTGAATCCTGGATCGTTGAAGATCCTGAAATGGACAAGTCAAAAGCCCTAGGTTTTAATCCAACAAAGGGCGACTGGTATGTTAGTTATAAAATTAATAATGAAGAGACTTGGGATAAAATAAAAGCCGGAAAGTTGAATGGATTCTCAATTGCTGGACAATTCCTTGAAAGAAACACGAAATAATATGAATGAAACAAAAGACACAGTAGCTAATGCAATCACTGTAATGGGTACTGGCAGTGTAGTAATGGGTTGGAATGAAGCTCTGACATTTTTACTCTTAATAACAGGTATTGTATTCAATATTGTTAGGATCTATGAGATCAAGAAGAGAAAAGATCAAGAAAAGTAAAAAAAGTAAAAAAATAACATACTTTTAAAAACCCCCCAATCTTAAACCTCTAGATATTAGTAGTGGTAGAAGATTTGGGGCTTTTTTAAAATATACCCAAATCTTTAATTTTTTTACTTTTAAAAAAGTTTTGTCAGTATTGACACTTCTTATATTTAATAATATCAGGCACTAAGTCTGATGAAACTAAACAAACAAATACGAAAACATTATGAACGTAAACCAAGCATTAAAAAGGCTTAAGATCATGTTGAGTTCTCAGTATTCTTTTGCAGAAGCTACATTAGTTGATGGTACGGAGGTATATACCGAAGGTGAATTACAAGACGGAGCAATTCTTTTTGTAAGAGCTGGAGAAGGTGCTTCAGAAGATCCATTCGCTCCTGCAGGTATGCATGAAACTACAGATGGTAAACTTATCACTGTAGGTGAAAACGGAGAAATCTCTAAGATCGAAGACAAGCCAGAAGAAGCGTTAGAAGAAGAAGTTAAAGTTGAAGAAGCAATGGAAGAAGTAGCGGTAGAAGTACCTGTTGCTGAAGAAGTTGTTGCTCCTGCTGAAGATCTATTAGCTGGTATCGCTGAACTTATCGCTCCTTTTACTGAGGAAATTGCTGCACTTCAAGAAGAAGTAGTTGCATTAAAGAAAAGATTCGAGGCAATGGCTGCTGAACCAGCTGCTCCTAGAGTTAAAAACACTTTTGCTTCTATCGTAGAAGAAAAGAGAACACAAACAAACATGAGATTAGAGCAATTAGCAGCAATGCGCAAAGCTAAATAATCAATTAATTAAACAAAAACAAAACAAACAATTAACAATTATGGCAACATCATTTAACATTGCTGCTCTTACCGCATACACCGACGAATTGTCGATGGACTTAATGGCTAAAGCAGTATTAAACACGGACTTGTTATCGTACACAGACTTAAGAACTGGTATGACTTCAGGTACTTTTACAATTAACCTAGTAGATTCTGAATTACCAGTTTCTGCATTATCTTGTGGTGGATACCCTGGAGACGGACAAGTAGTTTACACTCAAGTTCCTGTAACTATCGATTCTCTACAAAGCAAGACAACTTTATGCCCTGAAGATTTACGTTCAGTATACCAAAGTGCATTTATGTCAGCTGGTACTGGTAATGATTTCATTCCTTTCGAAGAAGTTATTTCTGAGTCTTACTCTGCTAAATTAACTAAAGCTACTGAAGATTACTTAATCAACGGTTTCGGTACTACTTTAGGTCTTAAAGGTCAAATCACTGGCGCTAAAGGTGCTAACGTACCAGCTGCACCAGTTGCTTGGACTGTTACTAACGCAGTAGAACAGGCTTTAGATATTTATGACGCTATCGATGAGTCAGTAATCAACAGAGATGATATCATCATGGTAGTTTCTCCTGCTAATTACAGAACTTTAGTTAGAGCTCTAGTTGCTCAAAACTTGTATAACTATCCTGCAGTGGATGGTAACGAAGTTATGATGCTTCCTGGAACTAACGCAAAAATCGTTATGTCTTCAGGTTTAGTTGGTAGTAACAACGTATTTGCTGGACCAGCTAAATTCATCGTAGCTGCTACAGGTTTACAAGATGAGCTAGACAGCTTCCGCTTCCAGTATTCTGTATCTGCCGACGCAGTTCTTTTCAAGGCATCTTGGAGAATCGGTGTAGGTGTATCTCAAGTAAACGTTTTCGCTACTAACGATTTAGCGTAAGCTTTTATAAATTAAATTAGACTGGGGACTTCGGTCCCCAGTTTTTAACAAACTAAACAAAACAAACAAGAAAAATTATGGCATGTTCAAACCTTACCGCCGGATTTACTTTAGATTGTAACGACGCTCAAGGCGGAATAGAAAAACTATTCATCGCTAACGGTCCCGTTGAATCTATCACAGAATCTACTGGCGTAATCACAGCTATCACCGTAGGTGGAAGCGCATTGGTTCCTGCTGATTTCTTCGTTTTCGAGACACCAAGACAAACTTCTTCATTAACTGAAACTATCACTCCTTCACAAGAGAATGGTACAGTTACATATGATCAACAATTAACAATGATATTTAACAAAATGTCAGCAACTAAGAGAAACCAAATTCTTCTTATGGCAGAGGCTACCAACATGGTGGTTGTTGCTAAAGATAATGATGGTAAATACTGGTCTGTTGGTATCGAGCGTGGCGCTTACATGACGTCAGGTTCTGCTGTTTCGGGCGTCGCGTACGCTGATAGAAATGGGTACGAAATTATCGTTGGAGGTATGGAAAAATCACCAATGTTCGAAGTAACGTCTACAATCGTAGAAGCGTAAAAATTAGTATAACTAAAAACTAAAGGGTAGCAGAAATGTTACCCTTTTTTTATATAAGTCTGATTGGAGATTTATAATCTATTCCAGATCTTATTGTTTTTGTCATAGGGAATCTTTCTTCTTTAAGATATAACTGACCTAAATGTTGTGCATAATGGAATGTTTGATTACCTATTCTGATTTTATCTCTATAACAAGCATATCTAATAGTCTTCACAGAATCTCTTTTAGGATCATATAAGTCATTTGTAATATTAAATTTAACATCACAGAATATCTGCTCTTCAAATCCTATTCTAACAACCTCCTGGAGCAACTGGTTTATCTTCTGAGGGATTACTGGACCCATTATAGTTAAATCTACATCCCATGTATCAACATCGCTTAGAATGCTCCCATGTATCCACAACTGATACCCCTTCCAGTCTATTTCTTGTTTAATTCTTAGCATCACATGCTCAACTGAACTCAATCCATTAAGAGTATGCCATTCAGGATTACTATAATTACCGTATGTGATTGCTTCTTGTTTCATACTTTATTTATCTAAATTACAACCCGAGTAGTTTTTATATTTAACTATAGAACAATACATTAAAACAATGACAATCTACGTATTAGAAAACGATTTACAAGTTAATATAGCTTTTAATCAAGCTAATCTAGCAGCTGGTGATTATACTTTTACAGTGACATCTCAATATTCTCACCAACCAACCATAATGTACCCTTCACAATTAATATCTAGTAATAGTAGGTATAGTATGATAGAGGTTACATTCCCTGTTGGTTTTGGAGATGAACACAAAAATGGTGTTTATTACTATGAATTAAGTAGCATAGCTGATGGTTCTATTGAAAAAGGTTTAGCTAAAATAATCACTAACCCAGGAGGCGAGATAAATACCTTAGCGTATGACTCTGGTGTAACTACAGAAGAAAGAGTATCAGAAGTCTACTTTAGACCTAATTATACATAATATAAAATATGAAAGACAATAAAGAAAACTTATACTCAGTAGTTGGTAGTAATTTTAATGTTCCGGCTTTGCCAGTTATTAAAGAAATTACTAATAAAGATTGGGTTTATTATGGTGAAGAGAATCTCTTCCCTGAAAGACTAATAAAACTTTACGATTCTTCAGCGATGCATGCAACATGTATTAACGCTATTAAAGATGGTATCTTCGGAGAAGGTGTTAAACTAATAGGTGATGAGTATATCAATACCAAAGGTGAAACTATTGATGATATCTTTGAAAAGATAGTCTTAGATTACACACTTTACAACGCATACGCATTAAATGTAGTATGGAATAAAGAGGGCAATGCTATTGCAGAAGTATACCACTTGCCATTTAACAATGTTAGATCAGGTAAAATGGACGAAGATGAGCAAATTATAGAATACTTCTACTCTTCAAGATGGGATAATCTTAGAAAGTACCCTGCACAAGGTTATCGTGCGTTTGATGCAACTGATAACAAGGGAGATAATGCGTCTCAGATTTTTTACTATTACAGCTACACGCCGGGTAATGACTTTTATCCACTACCTGCTTATGTTGCAGGTTTAAATGATATTGAATTAGATGCAAAAGTAAGTCGATTTCATGTAAATAATATTTCTAACGGACTTGCGCCATCCCTTTTTATCTCATTCAAAAACGGTATACCTACA